CTCAATACGAAGCAAGAAAAACTCAAAGCGGAGAAAATATGATTAAAGTAAGCGATGGTAGACTTATAAAATTATATAATCAGCATAAAAGCGTGTGGAAGGTGGGTGAGGTTGTTTGTAGATGTGGGCAAACGGTTCACGAAAGATTGACAAAGTTAGGAGTTGATCTTAATGGGAGAGGAAAACCCATAACCGAGACAGAAAAATATATAGTTGAAAACTATTATAAGAATACACCAGATGGCAAATTTAACAGAAAAGATCTTTTAAAATTATTAAAACCATTTAAGACAACTATTAACCGACTTGAGTATATAGTTGTGGGGTTGGGAGTCGGGAAAACAGGCCGCCCTGTGCGCAAAGATATTAAAGATTTAATGTCTAAACGGAAAAAAGGGAAAGAGCCAGCAACTTCTTTTGCGGGTCACACACACACCAAAAAAGCCAAGAAAAGGATAGCTAAGGCATCTAAAAACCGATGGCACAAGATGTCACCCCAAGACATAAAAAAACGAACAACCAAAATTATAAACACCAAAAAGAAAAACGGGGGTCTACATTCAAAATCATCAAATGCGTACAGCAGAACAAAATCTGGCAAACGGAAAGATTTAGACAATATCTTTTTCAGGAGTGCAGCAGAGGCAAACTATGCAAGGTATTTAAAATATGTAGGGGTTGAATTTAAATATGAACACAAAACCTTCTATTTTAAAGGAATTAAAAGGGGAACTGTAAGCTATACGCCTGATTTTTATATACCCTTAGACGATAAATATATTGAATTTAAAGGATGGTTAGATAAAAAATCAATTATAAGGTTAAAAAGGTTTAAAAAATATTACCCAGAAGAATTTTCAAAAATGATTATTGTAAAGCAAGGATTAAGCAACAAGGGATATGGAAAATTGTTTGAAATTGGATTTCAACCAACTCAAATAATGGACTTTAAAGTGATTTCAAGCAAATCTGGATTTATTCCAAATTGGGAGTAAAAACGACAAAAAGAACCCCAGAACCGAGCTAACGGTGGAATATAAGGAGCTAAAAGATGGATAAATTAAAACCTTGCCCGTTTTGTGGAAGTATTGAAATTCAAACACACTGCAAAAAACGTATTGGTAAACCAGTGGAAGTTAATGGTTTGAAATTTTGGTGCGTTGAATGTCTTGATTGTGGGTGTAAAACACGGCATTGCTTTGATGATGATGCTGAAATTTACGGGTTAAAAGATGGAAAAGAAATAGCTGTAAAAGCATGGAACACAAGAAAAGAAAACCAATTAGATTAAAACGCTATAAATACAAGCAACTACAAATAGCTGTTTTGGAAAGGGATAATTTTCAATGCCAATATTGTGATTGCTATACTGAGAACGCACCGCATCACATAATATACCGCAGCCACGGCGGGGATGATTCAATGGAAAACTTGATAACTTTGTGCGGCCTTATGGAAAACGATTGCCATAGAAAACTGCACGATCATAAAATAAAACTGAAATAGCTTGACATTCTTAAATATCTTTGATAAGCAATTCTGCTAAGTATTATTTTCACTTCTTTTATCTTCACATAAAACATGGACAGCATAAATTATAATGTCTGAATGTATCAAATATCCTACTGAAATCAAACAAACGAAATGGCAAGGTAAAAATGCCAAAAGCTGAAAATCTACAAGAAAAATTTGTCGATGAATATTTAATTGATTTAAATGCTACCCAAGCGGCGATAAGAGCAGGATATTCAATAAAAACAGCAAGATCGTCAGCTTCTCGTTTGTTAACAAAAGATAACATCATAAAATTATTACAAAAACGCAGAAAAGCTATTCAAAAGAAAACTGAAATAACACAAGAAAAAGTAATAGCTGAATATGCTAAGATAGCTTTTTTAAACCCCGCCGACTTCTTCGATGAAAATGACAAACTAAAATCTATATCAAAACTCAAAAAAGCCGTAGCTGCTGCAATTACCGGAATGGATATATCAAATATAGGCGAATTTGAAACTGTAAAGAAAATAAAGTTTGCGGATAAGAAAGGGGCACTTGATTCTTTAGCTAAACATTTAGGTATGTTTGTTAATAAAGAACTTGATTTGGCAGATGGTATTAAGATAACGGTGTCTAAAGAATGACCGACTATGAGATTGAATTCAAAAAAGATATTTTCAACGAAGTCTATTACCCGTTCTTGGATGACCAGACCAGAACGCAGATATTTTTTGGTGGAGCATCGGCAGGTAAGTCTATATTCGCAATCGGCCAGAGGGTTATATATGACCTGTTAAACGGAGGCCGTAATTATCTATGTTGCCGTAATACAGCTAAGACGATCCGAGGCAGCATATTTAACGAGCTAAACAAATCAATAACTAAATATGGTTTAAGCGCACTATTCAAATCAAATAAGTCTGACAAGATCATTACCTGTGTAAATGGATATCAGGCGCTTACTACAGGCCTGGACGATGTTGAAAAAGTTAAATCAATTACACCGGAAAAGGGTATCATCACAGATATATTGGTTGAAGAAGCAACAGAGACAGTTGAAGACGATGTTGACCAGTTAGAAATAAGATTGCGTGGCGAATCGGGTGGATTAAAGAAACGTGTTACATTATTATTTAATCCGATCCTGAAAAGCCACTGGATATATAAAAAATACTTTAATAACTGGATAAACGGTAAAAACCTATATAGAGATAAAAACCTTGTCATACTTAAAACGACTTACAACGATAATGCTTTCCTTGAGCCGGATGATATTGAAAGGCTTGAAGGTATCGAAGATGAATACAAGCGCCAGGTATATACCCTTGGCAATTGGGGGGTTTTGGGTGGTGTCATCTTCACCAACTGGCGTGTCGAGGACATTCTTAATAATCCCATCTATAAAACCTTTGACATATTTAGGAATGGACTCGATTTTGGTTTTGTGCACCCAACAGCTTTTAATCGGATGTATTACCATCGGGACACTAAAAAGCTGTATATATTTAAAGAGTGGCACGGAAAAGGCGTTTTGATTAACGGTGTAGCAAAAGCCATTCAACCCATAATTGGTAGCGAAAATGTTATTTGTGATAGTGCAAGGCCCGATTGTATAGCAGAGCTAAACGACTATGGAATAAGCGCTATAGGTGCCATAAAAGGTAAAGATAGCATATTACATGGTATTCAGTGGCTACAACAGCAAGAAATTATAATTGACCGGACATGTCAGTACACAAAGAATGAGTTTGAACAGTATCATTGGAAAAAAGATAGATTTGGCGAAACAATGCAAGAACCACTTGACAAGGACAACCATCACATTGACAATATCCGCTATGCGATGGAAGAATACTCGCTTGGCGGTGGTGATTTAGATTTCGGGCTGGGGCAGGAAATGGAATCTGCAGTGGGGATGTAATATGAAAAGAACTAAACGTAATAAGCAAATAATTGAAATGAGAAAGCAAGGGTTGACATGCCAAGCTATTGGTAATTTATTTGGAGTAACTAAACAGCGAATACATCAAATTACTAAAACGATTACAAAAAATAGTTGGAAAAAATGTAAAACAACAATCTTATTTGATGGTAAAGAAATAACACTTTTGAGATGGTATTAATATGAGATTATTTAAAAAAGCAATACCAAAAGTAGACGAAAAACAACCAGACATTCCACTCGGTGAAATGGGCTGGTTTTCTTCGTTAATATACAACGCTTCTGATTTTGAGCCATATAACCCAGACTCATTAATACAAAATAAAGGTGTAGGCATATATGACAAAATGATGGACGATGACCAGATAAAGCCGGTCATGCGGTTTAAGCAGTTTGCCGTTATATCCAGGGGCTGGTATTTCGACATAGACCAGGATAAAAAAGAAGATCACACAAAGAAAGCCGAATTTCTTGAAACTGTAGTTAAGAAAATAAACGGTAATTTTAAAGATAAGTTAATAGGGATATTGTCTTGCTTACCTCACGGCTTCTCAGTATGTGAAAAGGTATTTCAGCCGATTAAGTTTGACGATCGTTCTTATTGGGGGTTGAAGGATATTAAATTGCTTCCCTTTTCCATGATAGGCTTTCAAACAGATCCGCATGGCAACATAAAAGAGATCAATCAAGGGCAAGGATACAAAAAAGTTAAAATCCCGATGACCAAAATCATACACCATGTATATCAACCGGATTTTGATCCGCTTTATGGTAAGTCTGATTTGCGATCCGCATATCGCTCCTACTGGTCAAAAGATATTGCAATTAAGTTTCAGAATATCCACCTTGAAAGGCATGGAACAGGATTTATTACAGCATCATATGACGGCCAATTGCAACCGAACGACAAGACCCGCCTTCAGAATTTCCTGAACAATCTATCTGTTAGAGCATCGGCCTACTTTCCTAAAAAAATAGAGATACAGAAACATGACCCTGTGCGGACAGACGCTTACGATAAAGCCTTAACCCAGCACGACAAGGCCCTTGCAAGAAGCATCCTTGTGCCTAATTTACTTGGTCTGTCCGAGCAGGGCAACACAGGTTCATATGCCCAAAGTGAAACGCAGTTTAAAGCCTTTATGTGGATATTAGATTACGAAGCTGGACGATTAGCCGAACTACTTAACGAGCAACTATTCAAGC